CGAAACAGGTCATTAGAATAGAACAACAGGATTAAAATGTTATTCGATCACAAAGATAGCGAAGTTAAAGATTTTCGTAAACTTGAAGAAAAAATCTATCAGTTTTCAGAAATTAGATATCACCTTCTCCAGATAAAACTTTCTTTTCAAGAAGCAACTCACCATTTGAAAAAAATTCAATATCATGCTTCCTTGATTAATGAGATAAATGAAAATTTTAAAAAGGAAAATTCTGATGTCTAAATTGAGAATCGAATGGTTAGAAGAAGAATACCAAGAAATACTAAAAAAGAACTGCAAATGCAATGTGCAAGAAGACGGCTGCGACTGCCAATCATTCGAAGACTGGTATGAGGATTTGATCAGCTCAGAGGCCTATTATGATGAACCTGAAGAGAGGTTAGCATGATAGAAGACCAAGTTTTTCATTCTTCAGAGCATTTTTTAGGATGGTGGAAAGATTTAAATCCTTCAGATCCATTGGACAAAGTAGAAGCATTGAATATTTTTTATAACTTAGAGACATACGATATAGGAGCAATATGAGCATTACAGTAAATAAATCAGGTGAGATTGAGGCGTTAGATTCAAAGAAGGATCTAATCAAGAGAACATTTTGCAAAGGAGGGTCTGATGATGAACTTGAACTATTCATGCATGCTTGCAAGAGAACTGGATTAGACCCTTTTATGAAACAAATATATGCTATAAAGCGCGGCAACTCTATGACAATACAGACTGGCATTGATGGCTTTAGATTGATCGCTGAGAGGACTGGTAACTATTCTCCTGGTCGTGAGTCTTCGTTTTCTTATGATGAGAAAGGAAAAATTACTTCCGCAACTTCTTATATCAAGAAGCGAACATCAGATAATATATGGCATGAAGTGGCTTCCACTGCATATATGGAGGAATATAATGCAAATCAAGGCCTTTGGAATAAGATGCCACGAACCATGCTAGCTAAATGTGCAGAGGCATTGGCATTAAGGAGAGCTTTCCCTGCTGAACTTTCAGGTATCTATACTAGTGATGAGATGAATCAAGCAGATTCTATTCCTACTCCGATCCAGGAAGAAATTATTGAGACTCCAACACCTCTCAGCGAAGAACAAATTGCGCAGATTGATTATCTTTTTCTTGAACTTAATGACAAAGACATAGAAAAAAAGGTCTATAAATGGTGCTCTGAAAGATTTAAGGTCGAAGATATTTACGACATCGACGCTAAATATTTCCCAGTACTGGCTAAACGACTTGATTCAACAATTAAAGCTAGAGAGGCATCTAATGGATCACAAAGCGTGGCTTGAGTGGCGTAGAAGTGGTTTGGGCAGCAGCGATATTGCTGTCCTAACTGGAGTTCATGCCTGGAAAACCAAGTATGACATATGGAAAGAAAAGGTACATGGATCTCAAAATCAAGATGATAATGAAGCGATGGCACATGGAAGAGAAATGGAACCGATTGCGCGTAAATGGATCGAAGATAAATATGATATTTTCTTAGAGCCTAGAAATGTGGAAAGATTAGATAAGCCTTGGATGCGATGTTCAATTGATGCCATAACATTCAATGGGAAAAAAGTTTTCGAGATAAAATGCCCCTTCAGAAATATTAAAGATCATGAAATGGCAGTAAATGGAAAAGTTCCAGAAAAATATTTGCCTCAGTTAATGTGGATTATGTGTTGCACAGATCTTGATCATATTACGTATGTTAGCAAACATCCGTACGCAGATTCTTATGCAGAGGTAGTTTTGTATAAGGAGTACATGTATTGCATTGATCTTATGAAAGAAGCTGAGAATTTTTGGAATAATCACGTTTTAGCGCGCATTCCTCCTGAAATGACAGATAAAGATCTTCAAGATTTTGAGGGAGATCCTGAATGGAAAAATATTTGCCAGCTCTACAAAGAAAATAAACACATGCTAGAGTTGTACGAAAAAAAAGACAAAGCGTTGCGCGAAGAAATCGTATCCCTAACAAAAGGGAAAAGCGCGACGGGCAATGGTTTAAAGGTTCTTAAGCACGAAGCTGACGGAAGAATAGACTATCCTAAGGCAATAGACGATTTCATGGTTGATATCCAAAAGTTATTCCCTAACTTTCATATTCCCACCATAGATCTCGAAAGATATAGAAAACCATCGACAACAAGATTTCGTTTCACTATACAGTAAAGTAGCTTCATATCTACTCCATAGATACCCCTAGAGTTTTCTAGGGGGTTTTTTCTTTTTTAGGCCTTCCCGGCTTTCTCTTTTGCTCAATAGGACTAAGAACATTAGGATCATATTCTTTGAGAAATAGCATGGCCTTTAACATATCAACCTGCGTATTCAAGGAATCAATCCTAGCGTCATGAATCCTGTGAGCATTAATATTTTTCATCAGAAGATATGCTAGCATTCCTATACATATCAAAAAAAAGCAAACAATACCCTCACCCACGTGCATATTCCTTAAGATTTTTTACGTCTTGATATAGATTGAAGATGATAACTTTAAGATCATCCACTTCTTTCCTTGTTCGGGAATTTTCTGCGAATAATCCACGGATGCAGCTTTTAGCTTCAGTCTGAAATTTTTTTTCTTGTTTCTGCGCCTCATCTTTTTCATGGGCAATTCTTTGTACTTCATCTTGTAGAAACATATCCAGTTGAACGATTTTTCCACTCATAGACCACCTATATTTTTTACGAATAGTTTTAAAGATTTTCAAATGTAGCACAAACAAACTATTTGCTACAAATAGAATTCTCAGATTAATATGATGGAAAATAAAAAAACCCCGAGTTAGTCGCTCGGGGTCAGATATAAGAAGAAAGTCCGTAGCAGGATTTTGCTTTTGAAAGCGTAGGCGATCTTACTTAAAAGGGCCATTTAGCTCAAAGTAAATTAAAACCTAATATTTCTCAAGTACTCTATCGAGTCTATCTTATATCTCCCAACTCTCGAGGAGATACAATGTCATTACACCATTCATTCGATATCAACTTAGCCTCCATTTACGGAATTCCAGAAGCCATTATTATTCATCATTTTCAACATTGGATATCCATAAACAAGAGATTAGGTAGAAATTTTAAGGATGGTAAGACATGGACTTACCAAACACATGAAGAAATTTGTGCTCACTTCCCTTATTTATCAAAAGAAGAGGTCAGGGAAACGATTGAAAGACTTGCTACGGGAAAGTCTCGGCGTAGTAAAAGTGATGAATTGGAATTTGAACCTGTTCTGATAAAAGGAAATTTCAACAAAACACCATTCGACAAGACTACATGGTATGCATTTTCAAATAATTCTTACGAAAGGGCAGATGCCCAAATCGGAAGTGGGCATCTGCCCACACCTATACCAGATACTAAAACAGATACTAAGAAAACACCCCTACCCCCTAAAGGGGAAATTGTGCGTGTGGCCTGCGGCGCTTTCGTAAAGTTATCAAAAGAAGAATTTAAAGAACTTTGTGAGGCGCATGGAACAGAGATCATTAAAGGTCTTATAGAAGAAATTAATGATTATCTTGCGGCTACAGGGAAAAAACCCTATAAAGATTATGCGGCTGTTTTAAGGCAGTGGATAAGAAGAAGAAAAGATAACCCCGCATCATCCACCAAGAACTCTATAAAACCCACTTTAAATGGCCGTGGTTGCGTAGATGGGATTTTGGAGGGTGATCATAGGTCTTGGGCTAATACAATCGAAAGAAGGTACCATTCTGATAGAATTTTCAGTGCTCGCCCTGGAGATTATGCTGAATTTGTTCTAAGAGATGGCAAAATGTTCAAAATATACTACAAAGATTCTAAATTCAAGGAAATTGTTGTAAACAGTTTCAGAAACAGAGGGATAGACATAAAATGATAGAATTAGAAAAAGATAAATACTTGAAGGAGATGGTGCTTTTGCGATATGGGTATAAAATTTTACATAAGGCATGCTATGTCACAATATCAAAAACTAGAAAAAATATTTTCTAACCTAAAATTTAGGAGATTTAAGCATTCGCAGCCTAAAAAAACCTGTGATCTGTTGATAAAGGATCACGAGGGGAACTATGCTGTCATGTATTTTGAGTCGAAGGAGAAAGGGTTTAAACGTTTGACTCCTCATCCGTTTGGAATAGCCTATTCATGGACTTACTTAGATTTTTATGCAGGGCTAGGGTGGGGAATACCTGGAAAAGAAAACGAGGGAATATTTTTTTTAACAGGTGACGTTTATGATGATGAAGAAATTACTTTCAGTGACAGAAATCCACGCCTAAATTAATGTATTTGAATAAATTGGAGCGAATATGTCGCATATACCCGTTGGTGAAAGATTAGCTGGAATGAATCCGCAAATGGTTGGTCACGTAGTTAGAGGAGCAGGGCATTTTATTGAACAAGGGAATGGAATGGTTCAAGAGTTTGCGAGGCATCTTCCTGAAATACCCTACATAGTGGCTAGGAGCCTTCCAGATCTGACAGATCCTGCTACATGGAATAGATGGCAATGGGACACACTAGCTAGCAATTACGGGAATGGGTCTGTACTCGCAGGAAGTAATCACGAAAGTTCTGCTGCTGAAAAGTATGTTAGAGATTTTTTTGACCATCCTTCCATTAAGAATAATATCGATTGTCTTTCTGATGCTGGGCTAGCTATAGGAAGTTTTTTGGCAGGTGATATGGAAAATGCTGTGGGATATGGTCAAACAGCTCTTGAAAAGGGTGTCAATGGAACTTTGAGAGATTTTGGTTTAATCGGTGGTTGGGGAGATTATGGTGGCGTAGGAACATGGCAGCCCACCGGTGCAGGGCGTGATCATTAATGCGCGGTTATTTTGCATATGAATCTAACACAAATATTTTAGGGTTGATCATATGTCTAGCAGGAATAGCATTCTGCTATTGGAAATATAATAGGCCAAAAAAGTAATACTAAAACTTTTTTATTGGAACTAAAACGTCTGGTGATTGTTGGGTAGCTGAACCTGATAGATCCTGAATCACTTGTTCTGCCACTTTTATTTCACCAACAATGCCATCTTCTGCGGCTTTCCACATTAAAGGGTTGCATGCTGCGAAAAATACTAGAAAAGGAATAAGTCTCATGATTAAGTACCTGTTATTTTGTTCATTTATTTCACAATCTATAATCGCATTTGAACCAATATCTCCTTATAAATATTCGGGTGAATATTTAGAAATTGAAGGAGGTAACTCAATTATATTCTTCGATCCTTACGAATGGAAATATATTGCGCTATGGAATGGATGCTATTTTGAGATCCAAAATCTAATCCATTCCCCCCATTGCGATTGTAAAAATTCTATCCAACTCGAGTAGCTGAAAGCCTTCCATATCCCGTACAAGTTCCTACCGTATATCCAACTTGAACGACTAGGTAATAAGGAGTTGTAGAAGCAATAGTTACGCGATATGCTGGTATAGTTAGTGCTTGGTTGCAAGTCGCATTCGGAGGATATGGAGTCATGACCACATTGTCTCCATAAGAGGTAGTGGCAGGCAGAGTAGCGCTAGAAGGACTAATAGCCACAAAATTATAAGTTGCTGTCAATGTTCCAGTTAAACATGCAATAGCACTTATGTCCCATACTCCAGCTGTTAATGAGATGCTAGTTATATTAGTTGGTGAAGCATTAGACACAGAGACAGCAGATGCTTGAGGAACAAAACTTCTAATGTTTTCACCAATAAATCCAGCAGGAGGAGCAGTATTTGTATTATTACCTTTTACCTGCACCCCAGTACTTAGAACTGAGAAGTTAGTAGTGTCTACTTGAGGAACCCCACTAGAGGTGGTATCAAATACTCCTCCGTTAGCTGTTGCTAGTCCAGCAATCGTATTTGCTGATGAGGAGTAAAGTATCTGATTTATAGTGGTTGTTGCTGGATATGTTGCTGTGGAATAAGCGGGGTCTGCTGAAGCTCCTCCCGACTGAAACACTTGCCCTGATGATCCAGGCCCTATTCCCACCATTGAACTTGTTCCCTCACCCACAATTACTGTATGAGCACCATAAGTCGAGGGTGTGTACGGGCCTATTAGAGATATGACTGGTGTTGTTGTTCCTGTGGCTACGGCTACCTGGTTGGCTGTTCCAGATACGCTAGTTACAGTTCCAGAGGTCGCCGGAGCAGCCCATGTTGCCGGAGATCCAGTAGTTGCGGTTAATACTTGACCTGTTGTGCCAGCCGCCAATAGAGAGGGAACTCCGGAAGCACTGGTTATAAGTACTCCATTATTGGCCGTCGTTATTTGTCCAACAACGTTGCTTGAAGATGAGTAAAGAATGTCGTTAGCTGTCGTTGTGAGAGGATACGTTGCTGTTGAGTATACAGGGTTAGCTGCATTCCCTCCCGATTGTAGAACTTGACCTGCGCTTCCGGGGCCAACAGAGGCAATCGCTCCTCCTGATCCTCCAACTAAAACATCGAATTGTGTTACCGTTCCCACATTCGCAGCGGCTTGTGATCCAAGCTGGCCGGTTGAGGTGTTGATTGTTACCACGTTTAAATTCGAAACAGTAACGCCTTCAATCCCCGCAATGAAACATCTATTTTGTGCGGCTGTTCCAGATCCTTGAGTTCCTATCCTAATAGTATTGGATTCACCTGCTGTTCCTTGAACCGATGATCCAATTATTATATTGGAAGATTCTGAACTCGTATAAGCTCCTCCAGATAAGTAGCCAAGGCAAGTATTGTCCCTTCCTGTAGTTATTGCATTAAGACTGGCTGTTCCTATACCTGTGTTATGACCAACAGATCCCACCAAAGTTTGAAGAGCTTGTGCACCAAATCCGCAGTTGTAAAGATCTGTGGTCGCGTGTTGCATTGCACTCCAACCGAAAGCTGTGTTTGCGCCTCCATTTGTTAAAGAACTGAACACGACGCGCCCCACTCCAGTATTCTCAGAGCCAGAAAGCGTTCCGTTGCCTGCACCTGCGCCAATAATGATATTGTCATTTGCATCTGTGTCATTCAACGTAAGTGTGCTTCCAGATCCTGAAAAACTAATAGAAGAACCAGCTGAGGATGTAGCTTTTAGGTTCCAATTTCCCGAGGAAGGGCTGATTGCACCCCCTACATCCCCAGTGATCGTCTCGCCAACAACAGATCCAGTACCTTTGATCAATACGCCGTTAGCATCTGCTGCAACATAATTTGCGTTTGCAAGATTTGTCTGAAATAAAGTTCCGCTGGTCGTTGAACCGCAAGACATATTTTACCTATATTAGAGTTGCAAATGGAGATTCTGTTGTGACATTGTGTCCTGATGAGGAACCCGAAAATGCAATAAATGCATATAGCAATGAACCGGCTCCTGTAAAAACATTAGTATTAGTAGAAGCAAAATTGCTTCCTGTTATTGCTACAATACAACCCGATCCTATTATTAAACAGGAGGCTGTTCCGGATGTTGCTGTGGAATTATTAATTGTATTATTAGTATTCGTTCCAGCAGCAGTGAGAACAGCAGTGTTTATTATAGCACAATCTAATACAGAGTCGTGTATTTGATAGACTCCAGTACTTGATGTGCTTAAAGCTCCTCTCAGATAGCTAAAATTTATAAAAATGTTTCCAGATGAAGTAGATGAAGCAGTTGAAGAAGCTCCACTATTCGAAAAATCGCAAGAATAAACCGCCATGAATCCAGTAGTTGTATTTGTCCAATAAGCTATTCCTGTTGTCTGTGTATCAAAAAGACAATATCTGAATGTTAAACTTGAACTGCCACTGGTAGACGTGAACGATATTCCAGTATTATTGGAGCAAATTATAGAACAGTTTATGAAATTTAAAATGCTGGCTGCCGATCCTGTGACGGCAATTGCAAAACTTGAATTAGTCTTAAGAGCTATTCCGCTAACACTTGATGTTCCAGCTGTCGAAAAAGATAAAGTTCCCACCAACGTCACGTTAGGTGTATAAGCATCGCATGTAAATGCTGTTAGGTTTACCCCTGCTTTAACGGTAGGATTCTCAGTGTATGTTCCGGGACGAACAAAAATCGTGTCGCCCGCAGAGGCATCATTATAAGCTGCCGTTATAGTCTGATGAGTACCAGAGCCAAGAACTGGATCGACAATCCATTTTGCCACTCCCCACTTGAAAGTTGAATTATTTACTGCCATTTTAAACCAAAGTTAGGGTTCCAAGAGATTCAACTGTCATCCAAGATGATCCTGGGCCTTGCGCCCAGCATACTAGATCGATTCTGTCGCCGACTGCCGTAGAATTAACAGATCCGCCTGTTCCTGTTGTCGTAAGAAGGCTACCCATTTGGATGGAGTCTCCCGCATTTTGAGCAATCTTAAATAGATTTCCCGATCGATCGACAACAGCAAACCAAAAATCTAGTGCAGGTGCAGGCGGAAGAGTGATAGTACAAAGAGAGGTTCCTGTAAGAATATACCCTGTATTATTTGCTGGAGTGAATGCAGTGCTTGCAGTTACAGTCCAATGAAAAGCTCCCGATGCAACGAGCTGATTTGATGAGTTGATGGTGATGGTCGTTCCGTCAACAAGAACTTTTGCATCCATCTGTCCATTAGTGGCGGCTCCTGGGCCACCTGGAGTAATGAATTCAATGGCCCCATTTGCTGCCGATCCACCGGCTATCGATCCGGAGAAATTATAATTATCTCCAGCTGTCGGAGGAGTTGCTGGGCCCCCTTCTGCACTCAATGTTTCAAGTACACTACCTGGTGGGCCCGAACCTGTAGTTTGCTTATAAATTTGGCTCATTTCTCATCCAGGTTTAAAATATAGATATGAAATGGAGAAAGTTCCAGATGCGCCCAGCCCATAAAATGTTGATCCGATACGGATAGGCCCTTTAGCGAAATCATCATTACAATCGATAATTATCGCTTCTCCAGCTGGAAATGTGTGCCAAAGATTAGATGAATCTGTTCCATCCACATAAATCGCAACGGATGCGGTTCCTTGATTATCAAAAATTATCTTAGCTGCCTGGACAGCTAGCGTTCCGATTAAAACTGAACTTCCTGTCATCGTGGCAGAAAATTCAGTTCCAAACTCTAGTTGCTGGCTATTATTAATAGACATTTTTAACCTTAATTAATTATTAGGTAATTAAATGTGCTAGTTTCATTTCCTGTAGAAAGCAATGTGAAACTTCCGTTAGTTTGTGCACTTATGGAAACATTACCTGGAGTTCCCCCTGTAGTATTTCTGCTAAAAATAATTATGCTTGAAGTTGTAACAGCGGTACTTGTAACGGTTACCGTTCCAGGTGTTCCACCCATCGCTGCTGTAGTACCCAGAGAAGCATTTGCTCCTGTAGTGATCGAAATTTTATTTCCAGCAGTTCCTAGGACTAAATTTCCATTAGTCGCTGTGATGGCTCCAAGAGTTGCAGTTAATGTAGTACCTGCTGTAAGTGATCCTGTGACAGATGGTGAAGCTGTGAATGCTGGATCTGCTCCAGTGGCTCCTGCGAGTAATGTTCCAGTGGCTGCAACTGCTAGAGATGAAGCTGCGTTAGCTGCTCCTCCAATCAATACTCCATGTTGTGTAACGGCATTAGCTGTCATGGCTGCTGTTCCATTTCCAGTAACGATACCAGTTAATGTTGCTGCGCCTGTCCCTCCCCCAGGAACTGTAACAGTTCCGTAAGCGGGATCAGTTGTTGCTCCTGTAGAAACTAAAGCCTGTCCAACCGTCGCTGAAGGAGCCACCGCTACAATAGAACCTGTGCCTTCTCCAAGTAATACGCCATGAGCTGTGTATGTTGCGGGTGTGTACGGACCTATTAAAGAAAGTATTACTGCACCTGAAGTAGGAGCTGCTGCGATTTGGTTTGTTGTGCCCGTGACAGAACTAACAGCACCAACCGGGGTATCTGCTGTTGACCATGTTCCATTTCCGTTATAGACATATTCAACAGGAGGATTTTGAGAATTATCCCACCATGTTTGTCCCTGAGGAAAATCAATGTCTGTTCCGTTTACAGGGGCTCTTTGTGCTTTAATAGGAACTGGAAATACTGGAATTATTGGGCCACCTACTCCGTAGGCGTTTTGAATTCTGTTTCGCATAAAAAAACCTTTTTTGTTGCTGTTGACCTAAAAATATTAAAGAAAAGTATTTAAGTCAAAGAAGTGACAAAGATTTATTTGTATTAACAAATAATCACGTGTTATGTTAAGATAAGTGTGTAAAAAGTAAATTTGAGGTTTTATGGATTGGATTCAGTTTTCAATTTTTTTTGTTGGTGTTTTTGGATTGTTTTTATGGAATCGTACGGAATCTCGTGCAGATTACAGACATATGGATAGCAAATTAGAAGGAATGCGTGAGTTGATAAATGCTATTCACCAAGAAATGAAAGATTTTCATGCTAGATTATGTGTAATCGAAGAAAAAAATAGAGAAAAATAATTGAAACTAAAGCATTTTTATTTGAGGTTTTGTGGAAAAAAATGGGTGGGTCAAGAAACACGTTGATACAGTAATAGTGCTAGGTGGAATTTTAGGATCGGTAATTTGGATGAATGGGAAATTTAATGATGTAGATCATCGTTTTTTAGAAATTGAGAGGAGATTTTCTTCGATTGAAAATCGACTTACAAAAATAGAAACAATAATTTACATAAAAGGATTGGTTTCACAAGAATTAGCAGCATCTAAGGTTGAACATGTTAGAAACTAAAGCATTTTTATTTGAGGTTTTATGGATTGGTATCAAGTAATGGCGATTGCAGGATCTACTATAGGAGCATGTTTTTACATGCATAGAGAAACTATGAAAGTACAAAATGAAAACGCAAAAGAGATGAAAGATTTTCATGGAAGACTTTGTACTATTGAAGAAAGATATGTCCAAATGATGCAGAGATTTTTGGAGTCTAAAAATGAAAGAAACTAAAGAATTTTTAACCGTTATGGAATTCGCAGAAATAGTTCGCATACATCCTAATACGGTTCGTAAAGGTATTGCTAATGGTCGCATACAAGCGTTTAGAACTGGCATAGGTTCTAGAAGTGATTTTAGAATCCCCTCTAGTGAAATTAATCGTATATGCGAAATAGATATGATGAAGTTGATTGAGAAAATAGTAGAAGAGAAAACAGAAGGATTTTTGGAATTTATGGAAAATTCTAGAAAAATAATAAAAGAAAATAGAAAAAATTGAGGCTAGAAATGGAAATCACTGATGAGGAAAATCAATGAAATGGTTTAAATTAAGTGACTTAACAAATAAATATCATTACGTTAACTTAGACGAAATTTCAAGGATATATATCCAGAAATATGGGGATTTCAATGTTGAAGTAAAGTTTTATACAGTTGATGAAAATTACTTCACAATAACTATGAGTTCTTCCACCTGCGAAAAATTAGAAGAGACTCTCATTATTCCTTAGATTTTTTATTCTTAAACTTATCAATCAATTTCTTGATAAAGCTGAGGTCGGTAAGAACTTTAGAGTTTTTTTCGACTTCATTTTTATTTTCCGGTTCTTGTTCAATTGTCATATAGCCTACTTATTTTTTTTAGCTGCTTTCTCCAACTGCTTTATGAAATACCTTAGTAAGGCAGTTGAAGTTTTAGGAGGACTTGTTTCTTTTTTGTTTTTCACGATCTTCTCGTTTTTTTCTTAATCTTCTTTGTTTAAGTGTTTGTGCTAGGTCACCAAACATACTATATTCAACATTAAAAACAGTGAATGGATACTTTTCAGGATTTTCTCTAACTTTTTGAAATGGGCCTCCACGAGAGTCAAATAATCCAACACGATATTTTCCAGGTAATCCCGTTCCACCACTTGTTTTGGTTGTTCCAGTTCCTTCAGAAATTGTGTCGAATAATTCTGGTTCTACATTTTCATAAAGATATATTTTATGAGGAGAATCGATAAAAGAGACCAAAGTTTGTGAAGGAAAAATTCCGTGACCAGGGGAATAGGATGCTCCGGAAAGATTATCTGAAAGACTTCCCTCACCTTCTTCTGGAAACTGATGAAAATATTTATCCAGTATTTCTTCAAAGTTCTGATTTCTAATGTTTTCAGGAATCTGAACTAAATCTTCTTTTTTAACTTTATGAAGTTTTCCATCTTCATCGATCAAAGCTTCTTTATTTCTGAGAGATTTAATAGTTCCAGATTCACCCGATGGAGTTGCGACAATAGAACCCTTTTCAATTGGCTTTTCTTCTTCAATTTTTTTTAGCTTTTTAGCCGTTCCAGTTTGCTCAAAATTTGGGCCTTCATAATAACCTCCATTTTCCGTATTTATACGCTCAACTTTAGAATTTTGAGCTTGTTTTTGCATATTTTCTGCAATTTCAGGAGATTTTTTCTCATTAGATGAAGGATTTGATAGAAAATCTGAGATCATTTCTGGAAGAGATTTTGCTGTTCCAGCTTTGATTTGTTCTTCCAGCCATTTCTTCTGATTGGGTTTTAGAGATATTCCAACAGCGGTCGCGATGGCTTCTGGATCATTCCCAGCTTCTGCTAAGTTCTTAACTTGTGAGCCGATACCCATATCTGCGATAATTTGAGAAGAGTCGACGTTAGGAGCGTTTTGTTGAGGTGGTTGGACTGGTTGGACAGCCTGTGGTTGAATAGGCGTTCCTGGCGCAACTGGTGAGGAGGCATTGATAGGCGGAGGTGTAATGGGAGCACCCGCCATTGGCTTTGGGCCTATGTTTGATCCTACTGAAGTTCCGCTATTAGGTAATTGAAGAGAGGGAGTTCCGATTGCTTGTTGCGCACCTTTGATTATATTCGGAACATTTTTAGCAAATGCAGAAAGTCCTAATCCTGTCGCTGCGGAACCTAATATTTGTTTTCCAAGTTTATTTGTTCTCTCTTGATTTCCTTTCTCAATTTCATGAGGTGATAAACCTTTTGTAGGCTTTTCATCTTCAAGTAAACGGCTCACATATTTAAGTATCTGATCAGCTCCATAACCATTTGCTGTCGCTTTAGCAATGCTCGGAGCCATCTTTGGAAATGCTCTTTTCAAATACTTTATGATTTCTTCTCCACCATATCCCTGAGCAAGAGCTTGAGCAATAGCGGTCATTTTTGACCTTCTGTTGCATTTAGGAAGTTTCCGATGTCTCTAAAAATATAATTTAAGGATTGGCGGGGAGGTTCTGTCTCTAAAATTCCAAGTTCATTGGTCTGCGCTGCTGTGAGTTTTTGTGGATCTAAAGCTTCATTCATTATCTTGGAGATCCTTTTCCAATCATATCCTTTATCTTGCCATAGACGGTTGCGAAGCGCTAAAAGAGAGGTATCATTGTTAACATTTTTCTGGAGGAATTCTTTTACATATTCCTCTTTTTTACCAAGATTTTTTTCCGATTGGAAAATTGGCCCTTGGGAAGGAAGTTTGCTTAATTCAATTTTTGTCTCATTCGAAAAAGGATGTAATCTTTCTTCGACTTCTGCCGGAGATAATCCAGCCGAAGAAAGTTTTTCTCTGACTTGAGGTTCAAACCCCATATTTACCAATCTTTTTACTGTGCTATCCAGTTCTTTTAATCTCCCCTCTCTAACAGATGGGCCAGCAAGTAAACCTCTAATCGTTCCTGGATATGTTTTAGAATCCAAAGACTTACTTAAATTTCTGTATTCTTTGTAATCTCTATCCGTCGCTCTTACCCAATCATCTAAAGTTTTAGCGTTTTTATGTCTTTGTCCTAGCTGCATAAAAGCGGGCAATTCTTCATTAGGAATTCCTATATCGGAAGCTTTTTGTTCTGCTGAAAGTCTCTGCTGCTGTGCAAGCTTATTTTGTCCTGATAAATATTGTTGATATTGATTAGCACCTTCAATTCCTGTTCCTGTATTTTGGCCGTATTGTTGAGCTTGCTTTATGATCTGATCTTGAGGAATGATAGATCCAAGTATTCCTCCTGATTCTCCGCCTGGCGATTGCGATGCACTAGGAGTTAAAGATTGTGCAGTTTGACCATAAGAAGATTCTCCGTTGCTCTCAAATTGACCACCTTGTCCCTGACCATTGTCATTCTGTCCAAAAGCTTGGTCTGATCTTAATTGACCAAGCAAAAGAGGATATAACTGACCCACATATCTTTCAGCTCCAGGAATACCCGCCGTAGCCTGCATTAATTTACTAGCTAATTGAAAGGGAGTTGTTTCTTTTGGAAGATTTTCTAAATTTTTAAGAGCATCCTGAAGCATTCCACGTTGAAATCCTACCTGATTACCTTGTTGAATTCCTGAAGATAGACCGCTTCCTACTGCCTGACCAAATTGATTTCCTAGACTCGTTTTAGGGGGAAGAATTTGTACCATAATTATCCTTGGTAGCCTGAGTAAGGGTTATAAGTTCCATTTCCTGCATTTGGACCAAACGTATCTTGGATAGATTGATTTTGTGTCTGTCCCTGTTGGAACATATTACTAAAATTAGTGCCTATTTTTTGACCAATACCCTGACCAATTCCTTGACCAGCTCCAGAAGCTATTTGTCCTAAAGCTCCTACACTTCCCGGTTGATAAGCATTTTGAAATGCTTGAGTACCTAAACCAAGAGAATTTAGGGTGTTATATTGACCTGTTGCATGTTGAGCCGCTTGTTGTTGAATTTGCGCATACAGAGATGCGAGATTAGATTTAAATTGAGTTGCTGCGCCCCCGATAGCTTGGCCAAATCCTGAATAATTAGCTGGGTTTCCATGTGCTCCAGATAAGCCAGCAAATCTTTCAGCTATTCCAGGAAGCATTTGCTCATTAAATTGGGTTTCATATGGCTGAGCCCATTGTGCATACGCCTCAGGATCTCCTTGTAGCATTCTATTTTGATACTGTTCTGCAAGATTGTAATTTCCTCCAGCTTGCCCTGATGCATTCGCCTGATTTAGAACATTTCCCAACTGTTGATTTTGCTGTGGATTAAGGTTTCCTATTTGACTAAATTTGTCTTTCTTACCACCACCTTTACCAAATAACCCTCCCACTAACCCTACTAATCCACCAATTCCTGCTCCAATTGGCCCACCTACAGAACCAATACCTGCTCCAGACACTGTTCCTGTTGCAGCATTTCCCCAATTCGGCATATTACACCCATTTTTTCTTTACGTTATTAAAGATTTTTGCATATATCAACTTCTTTGTTTAATAGAAAATATCTTGTTAGGGTGGTAAATTGGATGCAAAAAGGAGTGAAAAATGGATAATATTCAATTTTGGTCGCTTATAGGTATGATGGGAGCGGGATTTGGATGGTTGATAGTTCAAATGAGAGGATTAGACAGTCGTATGAATAATCTAGAAACTCGAATTACCGTAGTCGAAACCATTCTTTCCATGATGGGGATGCCCATAAAGGATAAAAAATGAAAATATTTATTTATTTTGTTATTCCTGTTATCACAATTATTGCACAAGCAGGATTGCACCATCATATGTGCGAAATGGAAAAAAGGGTATTATTAGAAATACATAAATTGAAAAACATTAATTCTTCAGATACTCAGCGATCACAATCACATCCGTTAATGCAACGCTACTCAGTGGATTTGTGAAATTCACATTGGTTGCATCAAGATAAACTGTGGGTTGTCCCATTACTGAAAAATAAGTTGGAGTAGCACTCGTACAATCTGCTTTTATATCTCCTGCAAACATCAGCCCGATAATATCATGAGGAAATGAGACGGTTGCTCCGCCAGCTATTGGCACACCTCCATTTAAGAAGACCATGTCAAAGCATTTTCTGTAGACATTTCTAAAAACTCCTGGCATTTGAACAGTGAAATATTGCTTAAAACTCAAAGATTCCTGAACGGTGTGGAGTCCATCTTCTTTTGAATTTACTGCGCTGGAAACTCTTTTCTCCCATAGAGTAAGCGTTTCAAGAAATTGATCTGGCTCACTGGGGAATTCTTGCGATATTGGAAGTTGATTTGATATTAATGCATATCCGACAGGTCTAGTCATTTTTCTTCAAATTCCTCATTTATCCATTCGATTATATCATCTATATCAATGGAAGAAAATAATCTGTTTTTTACCGAATAGACGATGTCATCTCCTTCGTCTCCAGCTTCCATATGAAGATCTAATCCCCATTTTTCCACCTTTTTTCTAGCCCGAATAAAATCACTATCTCGAATTGCATTAGAAGACATTTTTCCCTCCAGGACGACACCAAGCATTAATTCCGTAAAGTGTAGCAGCATTTGAATGTGTTGACAAGGTATTCATTTGATTATCGTCATAGGTAATATTGATGCTAAAATATTGTGCTGATAGTGTCGCATAGAATCTGAACCATGAGTAATCTGATCCTGGAGTGTAGAATGGAGGTTTGGCATCAATACTCATGTGGCTATTCCAAACTAGATTATTATTCCCTATTTCTCCAGGAGTTGATGCGTTTGCAGAAGAGTTTAAAAATAATTTAACTGTAACGGCTCCTCCAGAAACGGATTGCATTAGAAAATCTAATCGTGAAAGTTTAGTTTGTAAACTCTTGCCTTGATAGATATTTATATCCTTAGAAAGCAAATTCATTTTAGGGAAAAGAGTTATACGTCCACCCCCTACATACGTCGATGTTGAAGGAACAGGAGTGAATGAGAAATTATTTACATATTCTTGATTTGTAAAATCCCATTTAAATAATTGAAATGTATTGGCATCAATCGGCTGAACTTGATAAATCCCATTATTTAAGTTTGTCGTGACGGGCAACATCGTCGTGCTATCTATAAAATTCATGTTGCTGATGTATATTATTTCATTTGCAATAAGGCCGTTATTTACAGATGTCACTACAATCGAGCCAAGAGAAAGACTAATAGCCTGTATTGTAAGCGTTTCTTGGTCGTTTGCTTGCACTGTTGATCTTTGAGAGGGGGAAGGATAGCCATAACATGAAACAAAGCCCTGTTGGTTCCCGCAAACAATAATAGGAAATAGGCTTTGAGTATCAGGATCATCCCAATAAACTGTCTCATCGTCCCAGAATGTTTCCAAGCTATCCCACGTAATATTGCTGCTACTCTGAAAAGTTCCAAATACTGTGATGGAATCTCTAAAAATAGCCCAGGAATTATTACGATAATTGTATACCAAAACTTTGTTTGGAAATGTTATTGGCACACCAATTGCTGCTTGCGTCTGAGAATCGGGATAATTCCAAAATACCAGTTCCCTTTTATAATCCCTTATTCCCGTGACTCTTTCTACGCCATTATTTGCGTTCTTGAATTGGAATACTTGATCGGGAATGTCAAGATCAGCTCTTTGTACTCCGATTGATGTTGCTGCTGTGATGGCTTTGTCACCCACAACCAACCTATGGTTATCAAACAATACAGAAGAAAAAGTAGACTCGCTCCCAAAATCAGCAGACACTCTTTCCCAAATGAATGGCGTTCCATTTTCCCCCTGATATCTTAATTGCCATGTTGATTTTTCGAAATCCACCACAAGAGTGTTTTTAATAAATGTAGCACTAATGATTTGCTCTGTAACGGGAGCATCTGCAATTCCCCCACGTCCAAAAATATCCGTTCTCCAACCTAAAGTTTGATCTGTAGGATCTCCTAATTGAGAGAAACGACATCTGTTGTAAAAGTTGACTGCACCACCTGTTCCGCTGCCTGTAAGGCCTTCCCATGTATTAAATGCCAATAATCTTCCGTAATAAGGAACTAACATTCTACATTGCCAAAGAGTAGAAGTTGCGGTGACAAGGGGAGCAAAAGTAGTCCATGTAGTGCCGTCTGTATATCGAATTGGATCACCTGCATCAGCGACATCATTCGTGGTAAATAATAATCTAATCGCTGCTGACGAACCCCTATAATTCACTGACCAAAATAGATCGGCATTTGTGCCGTCCCATGTGGTTCCTGGAATAAATTCTTGGAAATCTGTGCCATTCCAAATATAAGCATATTTCGTATCGAACCAGATTGTTTGTTCGTCATTGATAGCTGGTATTTCTCTCTGAGGAATCCCCATAACTGGAAGTGTGGTAAAATAGCCAAAAGTGGCAGTGATCGCCCCGCCTCCAGTCAATGAGGTAAATACTAGAGTTGCGATACCTGTTATGTAATTGATTGATGAACCCGCAGCTACTCCCTTTCCAGTAACTGAAAATGTTCCATTTCCTAAATCGGTAAATGTCGCAGTATCAGGTGCTCCCACAGTAATTACTAGAGATCCTCCTTGAATTTCTGCTTGAGGTTCTGTAATTGAAGAAAGAGTGAAAATATTTAGGGTAATTGTCGTGGGGCCAGCGGACGTCGATCCTAGAGATTGACCTGTAAAAACTCTTCTTAATCTTCCAAGGAATTTCTTTCCTTCGCGCTTTAATTCTCTTTCTCTGTAAGTGTAGGAATTTTCAAGGACAGCCCATGCTTGCTCTGGAAGCATTGCAGACTTTACATTTTTTTGTAATCCCTTAGTCAGTCCAACAATAGGGAAAGACTGCAATGACATTTAGCTACCTATAGCTACATAATTTAATGTAATAGATCTGTTGGTAGTTCCTGAAAAAGAGGCCGCTAAATTTAATCCACTATTCACTGTAAAACTTGTGATAGGATTCCCGGGAGCACCTGGATCATCCACAGTTAAGAATACTCTGAATGTATTCGTTGTGAATGCAATGCCTCCTCTGGCGACATAATTTGTTGTGAATGCACCGTTAACTACTCCCGTGCTTCCCCATTGGACTATGATTCCACCTGGGAGAAATGTCCATCCTGTTGCTGCTGCACTGATTCCCTTATCTAAACGTGATAATTGAATCGGCGTGCCTGCAGATGCAGGAATTAGAAATAATTGAGCGATACCTGCAACAGCCTTAGAATATTCTGCAATTTCATTAGCTATTGTCACAGGATCTGCCGACTGAACAACGTAAGTAGATTTATTATGCTTGCCTTGTCCTGTGCTGTTAGGCGACACATGATCTTGAGAAACCAAATTATTATAATTCGTAAAATTATTCCGAATTGCATCTCTCGTTTGACCCAAAGATTGCCCAGTTTGGGGAATATTCGCCATAAATGTCATAATCCTGCTCCTCCTCCGAATCCAAATCCTCCCATACCAGCTCCATAGTTGGTAGAAAGTTGATCTGCAAAAATTGTATTTATTCTTTGTTTACCCAATTGCGCATAAGTGCGTGTATACGCGACTTCATATCGTTCGTGGAGCATCTTGTCCATGAGTGAAATGCCATCACTATCCAATCTATCTTCAAATATTTTCTTTGAAGCTCCAATTGCGATGCATTCCCACCACTCAGATAATTCAGGAGTTCCTTGATTAGCTCCCACATCCATTAAAGCCTGTGTTGGCTGGCGATAGGCAACAAGTTCAACCGTATATCCTCTATCAGGAACAGGTCTCAGAGTGAATTGGTTTTGAAAGTAAAGGATGGATAAGGGTATAGCCAAAGTGACGGGATTGTATTGAATTTGGATCGGAAATCCCCCAGGAACTGCCTCAGTGAAGACAAGATTTGTGATGTTTCCTGTATCATAATTTATTGCTCCTGACAAGCAGTCTCCAATTAGATTCCCAAAACCATCATCGGTAACATTTAGGGTATTTCCATTGGTGACGTTAGCTGTAATTAAAACATTTTGAACTCTTGAAGCAGGGAAGTTATATGCCGTTCCCGCTGTTGTTGCCGTTCCTCCACCAGTATATGTAAAACCGGTAGATGTCGCAGGAATGGTGATCGAATTCATCGTTGCAGATGAAACAGTGAAAGTAAATCCATTCAAAACAGTGCTTATGGTTCCCTGAATTGTAGAGAATGAAACCTTCTGGCCTGCTGAGAAATTATTTTCAGTAAAATATATGGTGGTAAATCCAACTGACGGCGAATCGACGACTATATTTGAAATACTTTCTTGATAAAATGGGATATTATTAACACTTCTGATCAATGGGTGAGCTGTTGTAAATCCTGAATAGGGGCCAGTTGTGCTATCGCCAAATGAAAAATTTGTCTGCTGCTGCCAGTTATAATTTACGCCGTAGAAAGACCACGGATTTTGAAATAATGCGATTTCGCGTTTTGCACAAAAGCACGGCATTTCGACAGTAGTGTATTTTTCAGAGTCAAAAGGATAGACATCGACACCTCGCGTTGTATTAAATGTATAAATATCTTTTAATTTAAGGCTTCTAAACTCAGCAGGAAAGTCATATAGATAAAAACTATTGATATAATCTGCCAATCCAACCGAATTAGGATCAGTTGGCACGGCAAAATCAGGGAGTTGCAATGGATCAGATGATCCTGTTAATCTTCTTATCTTCGCGAATATCGAAGCTAGATTTACTATTGCCATGCGCCTTCATGTCGTTGGGACATTATCAAAAGCATCTTGCAGACTCACGGTAGCTGGCAATGATCCAGGAATTATTCCCGAACCAGCAGGAACTACCATTGCTGGAAAAGCCAAATTATTTATCGGATTAAAAACAAAAGGAGTATAATTCATGCTATTTATTCCCACCGTTATGGAATTGGCTGTGTTAGCAAGAACGGTTGTCTTTTGATTATTTAATTCCGTTGTTCCACTGGGTGGAGAAACTCTAAATGAGACTATTTCTCCAGGAGTGAAGTCACAATTTTCAGTAAATGTCACCACAGTCTGCTGACCCAGCTGTATTGCTGCGATAAAGCTGAATTGTGGAACAAATGTGAAACTCATCTACGTCATATCCATAGGAATAAATCGTGTTCTAGAGATCTTGGTGATGGTATCAGCACCTTGATCTAAATTCTGGCTAGGCACTCTGACTTTTTTATAAACATTATTTAAATGCTTAGCCAAATCTGTAGGCACATCTACGATTTCTCCATGATTAATTTTCACAGTACGAATTGGTTCGCCTGGATAAAATCTATAGGAAAAATCTAGCCATCCACCTTGTGCATCTACGAATTCGAAAATACCCTTAACGAGTTTTTCTCCTTCTTTCTGTAATTTTTTAATCTTTTCAGCAGAAGCCGCTTTTTGTGCTGCGGTTAGAGTACAGATAGTTCGTGATCTTGTTTCTTTGATTTGCATATTACCCTTGTTTTTTGATCAAAAAAGGGGCATTTCTGCCCCTTATTTTTAAGCATTGCTTAAGTTGCCGTAGTCACGTTTGAATGCAAACCACTGCATAGTTGCGCTGTTAGAGCCAACTACACTTGATCCGATCTGCATGTAAAACTGATTTCTATTGTCAAAAGCATCTTGGAGATTTGTTCCAGGAGGCGATTGAGGCACACTAGCACTTCCGTTTAGAGGTACTACACCTGAACCTGCTGGGAAGCAGAAAGGAGGTGAAGCCGCTCCGACAGATGCTGCCGATGTTGGATAAGCAAAAGCTGTGAAACCTGTGCTATTTACATTGATGGTGATAGAGGAAACTGTAGCTGAATTAGTTACAGAAAGAACTCTAGCTGCACCACCTGGCATTCCAGTCGCGAAGTTAAGCTGTGTCATTCCATAGGTCGAGGGAACATTGAAATCTACGATCTCACCAGGCGTGTAATCATTAGGTTGTGCAAAATACACAACAGCTTGATTAGCTTGAGTGATGAAGATCACTTGTTGTTTTTTAGGATAGAAAGCATTTGGGTAGAATTTCTGAACAAATCCACCTGTTGAGTTAGCGGTAAAACTAGCTCCAGCTGTAACAGCTGATGCAATGTAGCCTAATGTGATGCTTGTATTCGTAGTTACTGCTGTTACTTGAGCGATGATCCCAGATGCTTGAAGCATTGCTGTCACACCAGTCAATTTAACATAATCACCTACTACAATGTTTCCCGTATTAGTCATCGAAACAACCCATGTGGTTGCATTGATTGCTGTATACGCTAATTTTGTAAAGGTAGGGGGATTAGATTGATCGATGAAAGTAAATCCATTTGCAGTCCCTTGGGAAGCATATGTAGTAACAGTAGCTCCTGTTCCGCTAGGTTGACCCAAAGCTAAAAAAGATCCAGGAGTCATACTAGAGAACCATTCCGCGTAAATCGGATTGGCCGCAGTTGTTTGTGCTCCCCAATTTGTGATATCTTTAACGAAAAACCAATCTGGTTTAGCACTAAGGGCTACACGAGTGGGAAGAGCTGTTGCTGCATTGATGTAAGTATCTGCACCAATGAAAGAATATGGTAACATATGAAACCTCCTATATGCCTGTTGATCTTAGATTTTGCATCCACAGATCGTTCGTGATGCACTGTCCTTGATAGAACGAGCATCCCGCTGTGTGACGAAGCATACATGGATCATTGTTGTAGCCAGGTGGCAGGTAGATAAATCTAGCCTTTCCGCCCGCTTGCCATACGACTTTATAAGCCTCTTTTGCAGAAACGAAACAGTTAGCAATATCATTACCAAGTAATGAAGCATTAGGAGTTACAGAACCTTGTTCAGAAACAAAGAATCTTGTGTTATTAACTCCACCCCATTCTGTGCTTAATGTTTTACTAATGTTAGGATATTGAAACTTCCTAGTAAAATTCTGTATTCCATTTAATACTGGAATCATTCTAGTAGTTAACATACACCCGTAACTATCACCAATTGGTGATGTGCCAAAACGATCCTCGGCTTCTATAATATTTGTTATATACTCTCCAGAATTGTTTTGGAGGGTTGTAACAACATCATCTGTATCGGATAAGGCCATTTCTGTGGGTAAATCGCCGTTGGTTCCCCCTACGGAATTTATCACCGAGGCTGAACTTTCCAAATTATCTCTTACCAGGGCGTCCTGAGTTTCTCTCAAAGCTTGTCCAAGACGAGCTGCTGCGCTGTTAAGCACTGGGTCTTCGTTGGTGATCGTGACCTGACGAGTCAGGACGATGTAGGTTGCATAGACTCGAACTCGGCAATCAACGTCAACGCGATTAAGCAATTGAGCTGGAGGATTGATCTGTGCATCATCTAGTGGCGTTTGGAATAGATCTAGACGGTCATAACGTGACTGTCTATCGATAAATCCCATATTGTCAGGAAGCTCAACTGGAGTTGCAAATAACATGTGCACAAGATTGTGCTCTGGCGTACTCAGGAGCTTCGCATTATAGCGTTGCTGCACTTGTGGCGGCATTGTGCTTATGGAAACTGTCATTTTGGTTACCTAAATTTTAGTAACCCATTCCTACCTGCCGAGCGTATCCTAACATTTCTTGGTGCAGTTCTTTTTTCATCTCTTCAGTCGGTTTGAATGCTTGAGCCATAGGCCTTTTGTCGAAAACCTGAGGTGATGGAACAGTTTTTTTGTTCTGTTCAATTTTCTTTTCAGTTTCCGTCATCTTCTTCGACTGATTAGATTTATAAAGACCATTCGCCTTAATGTAAGAATAACTTTGAATAGCAAAAGTGTACGGATCATCCGTCATTGATTTTGCTAAACTAGCAGCTAATCTTGGGTTGGTTTCTTCAATTAAATCTAATGTCTCAGGAGTGACAACCTGATCGAAGTCCTTGTACTCTGCCTTTGCTTCTTCGAAGGAAGATTTTCCTTTTTGAGTGGCGTAAGATTTCTTAACCTCTTCCACTTGGAAATTCATCTTCTGCTCTAATTTTTTTAGAGCTTTTGCAACGTCATGACCTGCAACATATTCTTGTTTTGCTAGCAACTCGATGACATCTTCTTCTGGAGCTTCAACAACCTGGGATTGTGCTCGCTGATTCATCAGCTGATGCAGCAATTCCTTTTGCATTTTGGACTCTCTCTCAAGCTCTCTTTTTTGAATTCTAAGTTCAGCGAATGCCCGATTACTTTTTTCATCGGTGTTTACTGAGCTAGAATCAATTTCCTGAGCTGCATCAACCTGGGGTGAAGCGACTTCCTGGGCAATCTCTTGCTCTACAGCTTCGTTTTCGATCTCTTGCATATGTTCCTTTGGTTTGGTGAGAACCTTTTCAACCAGTTGTTACGCACTATTGAGGCTAGTGGAGGCCTTTAACTGGACATTATTTAAGAAAAGTTTTAAACCGAAGAAATATTTTAATAATAGGTTTGAGAGAATGATTTGCCCAACCTGCGATGAGGAGAGAAAAGAGTCTGATTTTTTAAAATCAGTCGAATGCTACAAATGTGTTTATCAGAAAAAATTAAAAAATATTGGACATGTAGAGAGCGGAAAAATATGTAAGATATGTGGGAACGATTGTGGAATTAAAAGATGGACTTACTGCTCAGAAGAATGCGCTCATGAGGGTAAATCCATCCAGAACAGAAATTATTGGACTGTAAAAATGAAAAATTCATGTTCCTATATTTCTACGGAAACATTTAATAATAAATATTAGAATTTTTCACCGCATGTCGTTTGATCTTTTTTAGAAAATCTGTAAATATTTTTATTCACAACGATGGAATCTGGAATTTCAATAGAATCTACCAATTTTTGATCACCGTTTTCTTCATCCCAATGATTAGCATCTTTGAAGTCATAAACTGCCTTGACTATTTCTGCGAACGCGATTTTGGCGATTTCTTTTTCTCTGCACATATTTCGTCCTTTTGTATTTTTTCTGAAAACTCACTTTCAACTTTTTTAATACTTTCCTGTAAATTCATTAAAAGTATTTTCAACGATCCAATAGCTACTGCGCGCCCTTTTTTCTTTTTCATGCTTTCATAATACTGCCTTGCACATGAAGCTCCGTCATGTGTAATCATGGTCGGAGAAAGATGTTCTAATAGAGAGATAATATCTTCTGCTTGCTGGTCTAAAAAAACGATGTTTTTACTTTCTTCTTTTTGCATAGTCTATTAATTTTTTGTCCCTAAATTTTGGATCAGGAATCCATTTTTCTTGAGTATGATAATAGAATCCAAATGGTGTAAGATCAAATTTCTTCCACATTGCGATCTGATACACATATTCATCTTCATAATTATCTGGATTAGCCAATACATTATCCATTTCAGACCAATGTGGCAAGCACCAACAAAAGCGCAAATCTTGAGTTTTGGGATTCTTCCAGAATACAACGGTATCATCTTCTGGCCAAGGTCTATATCCGAAATAAAGTATGCGCCTACGCAATGCCGTCTTCATTTGCAGATCTTTCGATTCATGTACCATTAGCCAATATGGCTTTCCTTTAAGATCAAAATTCTTGATAGAATCGTTGATATCTTCAACTAGAGATGTAGCAAGCTCTCTAGACATGTCTCCGATCTCAATGAAATCCTCATGGTTATTGAGATTTGCATCACGGTATATCTTCCCTACAGTATCTCTAGACTGGTCGTATAGGCTTTTACTATGGTCTATGACCTTTTTAACTAGATCAGGATTTTCGTTCATCCATTACCTTTCTTAAGTTGCATATCCATTGAGGATTTGGAATAACACAGAAATGGCATCCATAACATTCTTCTTGTATATTTCCGAGGTGATAACACTCGCTACAATAATATGATTGGTGTTTTGTGCAATATGCTGAGAATTCGATATCAGGATCGATATCACAATCACATCCAGGACAGTTTTTTATCATATAGGTGGATCATATATTTAATTGATTTTTTTACAATAAAAAAGGGGGCTCAGTTTTTTAGACTGGCCCCAAACATCCATAACGTTTCAAGCTATGGATTACTTCTTTGGAGTATGCAATGTCAGTGTCTGACCACTACGACATTTTGCAGCTCTGTCAAACGCTTCATTGACATGCTCTTGATGTGTCATCATCTTACTAGTTCTTTCGCCGGGACGAATTGGGCCTTTTTGAACTTCAACTTTATTTCCAATAGCATCTCTGCTTTTTGGTTGGAGGGGTTGTTTTTGTATCTGCTCTTTAGGTAATCTGCTCATTTCATCTCACTTATGTAATTTTTTGAGAGTCTCGGCTAAGCGAGCACGCTTGGCAACCGTCGGACTCTTAGAATGTTCAGCTTTCTTTATTTTTTTATCAGGGATTTTCTTTCCTGCTGGAACTCCTAGATCTTTATGAAGAGCACCTTTTTTCATATGCATCTCCTGGATCCACTTCTTTGCCATAACGCTTAACTCCTAACCATTTTCTAATATTTCTAGTTCTGCAATTGCACCAATATTTCCCCTCAAAGTGGCCACAATCAGCTCTCGCTTTTGTAAGTTTCTTCTTGGGGAGTTGTTTCAATTAAGAATAGCGTCCCATATATTTTTGACTTTCCAATTCTTTAGCTTCCTTATGACGGAATTTGTCTTGGCGTTCAACATATTCGGTTGTTTTGCTAAATCCACGTTCTGCGAATTCGCTAACAGGTGCTTGATAGTCTTCTACCTTAGGAGACATATCGCCCTGGGTGTAACCTTTCTTAAAACCCATTTTCTCTTTCATATAGCCCTCTGTGGCTGTTTGTTTTGTTGATTTGTCTCCCCAGATAAACTGTGGAGGATATTCACCGAATGCTCCAAATTCTGGAGATCAATCGACTGAAGTTCTTTTAATGCTTTGATAACGTTTAGAAGTCCTGCTGTTTTTTCTTCTTCAGCTCTTTCCAATCTCTCAGCACCTATTGCTTTGTCTTGCTCTATCTTAGAAATCTGCTGCATAGCTAAAGCTTCTTTCTGTTCTGCATAAGCAATTTTTGTCTTATTATCAACCTGCAACTGCTGCATCTGTAGTTGTGCCATTTGTTGTTGCTGTTGAGCGGCAGACTCTTCTCTTTCTTTGATTCTCTTAAATAGATCGTCTTTATCTTGAATATTCATTTTTGGAAGGATATCTGACCAATCGATCGGAGCACCCATTTCCTTTGCGTATAAGAGCTGTTGAGCTTCTAACTGCTGTTGTGTCTCTGTAAGGACTCCTGTCGCAACCTTGCACCCGTATTTGAAGAATAGTTTGCTTTCGAACTCAGGCGTTGGATCTTCTCCGATAATCTGACGAATTTTTGCGGATGTGAAATTCTTCTGAACGATTTCAATAGTTAAATCTCCATCCAATCTCTGGAACTCATCGAAGTTGTCGAATAGCGTTTGTAAACGCGTAACCGATGCAGCTTGGCGAATCATTGTGATAATGCCCGCTTTGTCATCAATTTCTTGGCCCATCATTTCTGGAGTAACCCCAGCAATTTCCATCATGTAATGCTTTAGCGTATCAACCATTTGAAGAAATACTGGAGATGGAGGGTCGATATGGAGTTTTTCTACTAGATTAAACATTCCGGGCTTAGTGACTAAAACTCTTCCATTACCTTGATTCAATGAATCATCAGGGGTAACTAGAGCCCCCTTTTCCATCTTAACGCCACTTTGTTGCGCTTCGACTTGATCCATACCATTTACTTGAAAACGGTTGAAACAGTACTGGGCATCCCTACAGTCCCTAGCTATTCCACGGAATTTATAGGCATAGTATGGGGTGTCAGGGTTGAAGTATCCCAGGCAACAGGTCACCGGGTATTTATCAATGCCCAATGGGTTTGCTTCATCTACCATTACGCGATCATTAGTTAGGATAGTTCTGCGTACGGTAGGCCTACGTTGCTTGACTACCGCGAGTTTCTTACGTAATTCGATGCCGTCGGGAGCTTTTAATCTAAGAGCATCTCTTAATTGTTCCTCATCGCCTGTCCATTCCTGGCATTCCTCAGTTTCCTTATCAACTAAGAAAGTTCCTTCTCGATGTGTCAAATACCAGTATTCATCCATTGCGACAAGATTGGGGAATTGGATCTGATAAACCTCGGGCATGTAATAAAATTTATCATCACGATAAGTTCCCTTTGGAAGAGCAAGGATTTCATCAGTGAATTCAGAATAAAGTGTGGCTGCTTCCTCTCTATCAAAAAATTGTCTCGTCCACCAGAATCTGCAATCACTCATGTCATGCTGTCTAAAGTAGGGATCAAATAGACAACTTCCCATATCTACATATTTTTTTTTAATATCTCCTGACACAACGTCTTCCGTTTTATCCAAATATGTATATAGAAAACCCAGGCCTTTGGTTAGTGCTCCTTTCTCAAATGTATCGCTATATTTTTGATAAATGCCGTTTTTATTGATCGTATGGTAGAGAACTTTCGTCATTTGAGCGGCAGTCTTCTCGAGACCGTTAAGAACATTAATACAAGTTGAACTCTTTCGATTTCTGCGCTGGAAACCAGAGGGAGTTTGAATTAATCCATTTGTTATGTTGAAATTATATGTTTTGCGACGGTATGTTGCGACTCCGGGGAAGATTAAGCCCCAGAGATCTTGATCACCCATTACGAAACGCTGATCTAAATCAGCTTGATACCATTGTGTTTGCAAAATATTTATGCAGTCAGAATAGTTCTTGTTGATCTGTTGGCGCATGGATTGGTCAGTGCTAGTATCTGGCCAAAAAAGTGGATCGCTGTTTTTCAAGGATATACCTATGTAATATCCTCATAATTTTAAAGAAAATTGTTTTAATCAAACGTTAAGTAGGAGCTAATAAATGGAATCGATATGGAATTTTTGGTGTGCTCATGGGTTTAAGATTGCATTGATCATATGGGCAATAGTTTTACACCTACGGCAAAATTACATAAAAGAATGCCTTGAATTTGATATTAGAAAAATAAGAGAATATGATTTAAAATTTAGTACTCCATATTATAATGATAAATATGATTTATTGAAACGTCAGGATATGGATTATATGTTGTCCAGGATTTCTGAAAGAATTTCTATCCTAGAAACTAAAGTTGAAGAAAGGACTAAAGATGTGTAATGATAGTGGCAGAGATTGGTTTTTTAGAGGCATGGCTGCAATGGGAATAGGAGCACTAATTTGTTTTGTTGCAATGGGAATAGGAATAATGATTGGATATGGGATAGGTTCTCCTTCAGATAAAACATTATCCGATAAAAAGATTAAAGAGATAAATAGGATTATTAATCCTAGATGATTTTAAATTTCAGTTTTTTTCAGGATCTCATCGAGTAGAGCTAGCTTCTTACTAGATTCAAGTGCTCCTCTTGCCATACCGACAATGCCTTTTAACTCAAGCATCATGTTATTTAAGCGTTTTTCTGAATCCATTGTTTTTGCATGAAGATCTTCTATAAGAGATTGATATTCTGCTAATTTTTCAGAAAATAATTTAAGTTCTATCTTTTCCTTTAAATCATTAATGTTAAACTTAACGGATGTGATCATACCTTCTATATCATCAAAGCGCGTATGAATAGAGTCAAAATCTTCAACAGTGAAAGTCATAATAAAATCCTTGTAGTTTTCAGAATTAATATTTTTGTCATTTAAACAACCAATCAATCCAATCTATTTAAGCCTTTGCATGCGCTTGGATGTCATAATATAATCCTAATAGGCTTATTGACCGGCTCATAATGCTCGTTGACGTGAGAGCAGTTTACGTATTTAGTATTATTCCATTGATGCGGTCCTTCTTGCCCATAGGCCTCATGAATATGCCCAAAGACAAACAACCTAGGCCTCAATCTTTTTAAATGATGAGCCATGAGATTGATAGAGCCAACTTGTTCTCCTCTATTCGTCTTATCTAAGATGGTGAAAGGAGGCCCATGAGTAATCAAAATGTCCACATCATCAGGGATCAGCGCAAACTTGCTCGCCAATAGCTCCTCGTCGCCAGTGAACGCAGTGCATTTGGGATTGATGCCGGGGAATGTAAGCGTCCAAGGAGAGCCCCAGATCTTTAGCTTTTTCTTAAAGAAAAGCGATTCGTCGTTAGGATCAAATAGATTGCGGACAGGTTCCTCATACTCAAATTCAGTGCCTGAGTCGCAGAGATAATCCACTCCATCATTTCGCGTTTTTGTAAATGATTGGTTTATTAATGAATTATCATGATTACCAGCAATGAATATCTTTCTTTTGTATTCTTGATTAGCTAACCATTCCAAAAATTCTAATCTTTCATAGGGAGTATCCCTAGCCGTCAGATCCCCGGCGACAATCAACAGATCACCGCCGTCTAATGTGGGATAATTTCCGTGGAGGTCGGAGATACAATCTATTATCATAAAGCCCTCCAATGACTGACATGAGTATGAACGCCCTCTTTATCGGTACTAAGGGTAGGTATTAAGAACACCTTCATAAATATGTCATAGTCCGCCTCATACTGGTCTATGTCGCCGTCTTCACGCGGCAATAGAACCTCGCATTTGCAGTGACATTCAGGAGGTGTATTTATAGCGTCCTTCCAGATCATGTAAGCCCCATTAAGATTTTGAACGCTTTTTTCGCTTGGCTTGGAACCACCGCATTGCCCAGTGCTCTAATTCTGTCCACCCGATTGGGTACTCCATGAGCCACTCCACAAACTGGGGGTTCAGTATTTTGCCAGTAGTTGAGAACTTGGCTGCTATTGTTGGTAGATTCCGCATGCTTGCTTGTCTGCCGTTCGGTATATATTCCTTCGCTGGACCCTTGGTTGCATCGCAAGCTTGGGGAGTTGGAAACATCATATTCATGAACGCTGGAAGGCATGGACTCTTTCTCGCTTGAGCGCTCGGTTCCGTCCCTGTGTCCTTCCAGTCCCTTGCCGCTGGACTTGGCAAGCAAGAACCACCTTTCGCGACGGTGTAGTGCTCCAATTGATGCAGCGGATATAACACACCATCTACAATCATACCCCATTTCGGTAATTTCTCTAACGACTTGAAGTCCTCCTCTTGAGGTGATTGCTGGGACGTTTTCAAGGAATAAGAACTTGGGCTTGATTTCTTTGGCCAAGCGCACGATCTCGAAAAATAGACCGCTTCGCTCCCCCTCCAGACCCCTTCCACGACCCGCAACGCTGATATCCTGGCATGGAAAGCCCCCGTAAATGATATCGATGGGCATAGATCCGATATGTGATCTATGAAGCGTTTTGACATCATCCCAAATGGGTGAACTGCACAATCTACCTCTTTCCATATCGGTGATGAGTACTCCTTGACAATAGGGGTCGATCTCGCAATAGGCGACTGGTCTGACCCATTCTTTAAGTGCGACTGAGATTCCTCCGATTCCGCTAAATAAATCCAAACCATTTAACATTCACCCCGCCTCATAGGCAATAACATCTTCTTCTTTAATAACCAGATAACTAGAGCCATCTTTTGTTATCTCCATAGCCTTGTACTTGTCGATGTATACGACATCACCTACATTTAAACGCATGCCAGTATCAATATAGAACGCTGGAGCAGCAACGATCTTATATTTGGCTTGAACGGGCGCAGAGTTAGGTACAATAACAAGCCCCTGGGGTTTTTCTTCTTCTTTAATCTTTTGCAGAACAAGTCTGCCACTAGTTGGTATAATTTTCATATTTTTTATATTCCATTATTTAGGCTCATTTAACCCCAATATTTGCGCAGCGCACTGAAATCTCCTTCTAGAGATCCATCAGTAGAAATTGCTCGTTTAATACCCGCACAAAGATATCTAAATGCATCGCTATTGCTTACGAGAATATCATTTGCAAAGTAGCAATGGTCTCCTTCAACTTCAAGATCGTAAACTTTTAGTGTAGTTGGTGAGCGAGACATGACAACTTTTACTACACGTTCGCTTAAGAAGGAATCTGTTGCAAACGAATTCTGAGTCGCATATTTTGCATTTTCTAGATTCATTGTCGATTCCTGAAATATATCTGTTTCTTGTTTTGCATTTATTTGAACAAAATCTGGCATGATCCCATGGAGTTTTATATTTTCCTGAGCATTGATCACAAGATTTTTCAAACCAAATTTTGTTTTTAAAAGTTTTTTTGCCGTGTTTTCTATGCCATTCCATGCCTTCTTCAGACGCATGCCAAACTTTAGCTTGCAGCATAGCGATCTTAATGGTTTCCCTAGAATTATTACGTTTCTCTTCAGTAAAATGTAATCGCATGTGAGCAGAAATTTCGATTCTTTCAAGATTCTCAATATTATTGTTTCTTTTGTTTTCGTCTCGATGATGAACATGATATCCTTCGCCAATTTCCCCGAAATGATAAGCCCATACAGCTCTCTGAAGCGTGGAGAATGGGCTGCAATTGCTAACAGCTTTTCGGTAGTAATTTCCGTCCCATTTATATCTATATCCGTTGAAATAGATAATCTCTCTATCTTCATTGATGAGAAATAGTCCCTGAACCCTAAGTTTTTCCCCTTTCCATGGTATCCAAATATCACTCTGCATGCGCTAAAATCTCTTCTGTGAAATAACGCATCATTATATCTCAATGAATCCGAACTTTCAAGACCTTTTTCTGTAAAAATCTTGTGGTTACCAGTGCATATGAAACTAGAAGAAGATGTTTTTACATAAACAAAGTCTTGCGCATCATATTCAAACGTATCAGTAACTTTTTTATATCCTACTGCTGTTAAAACTTGATCGCCTTTCTTTATAGAATCAATTCGCTTTTTGCCTTCGAGAGTGTCTATTAAAGTTGTTCCAATAAAACAACCATGACTGCTCTCATCGTGAACTGGATCGGCAGTCCACCCACCGAAGGAAGTAGACCATTTCTTTTTGTAATTTTCAAGCATTCTCAAACCCTCAGCGCACTTTGTCTTATCGAACCAGCATTTGCTAAGAGTAGTTTTCACAAGGTTAACACCCTGTATAAAAGAATGAGGCTCAAGCACAATACCAGTAAGTCCCAGCGGTCTTGCTTGCTGAACAAAAGTAATACCACCACGATCGCGTGCGTTAGCATCATGAGGCCAAATGTGAGTTCCATAATTATATCCCTTATTTTTTAACAGGATAGAGACTTGATCCAATGGCGTATTATTCTTCTGCCAATAATCGATAATATTTATGTCATCCGATCTATTTATCTGGAAAAACCAGATAGCCATATAATCGCTTTGTCCAAGATCCCATGCAGTATGTACAGGCAATCCGCGATCATATGCAATATTAGTGCACCTACCGCTATCATATATCTCCTTGATAGGAGTGGCATACCAATATCCCTCCTGCGAAGCTGAAAAAGCCTCTTCAGGCTTCGACGGGAACTCGCGAAACATATCATCTTTTTGTATTTTATATTTGTTCGCATACCACCATTTTTGAGGATCAGTTAACTTGATTCCATCTAAATGCAGTTTATTGAAATATTCTTTAAGGTCTGTCGATAGCTCAACTTGAACGCCCTGTGAATATTCAGGATGTTGCCACCAGGGAAAGAAAAAGAATTTAAAATCCATCGGTGATTTAGGTGGATTAATCATCGAATCCTGGCACATATTATAAAATGGGCCTTCTTTTCCTTCTGCTGTAGATTCAATAGTAATATGCTGGCCTGCATGAACCGTGTTTAGAGATCCTGTAATGATCTCACGCGCTCTCTCTGGATACTTGGCACATATCTTTCCGAATTCGCTAATATGAAGGTATTGAAGAGTCGATGAACGAAGAGATGTACCGACACGAATTGTGCTACCATGCGAGAAGCTAAGTTCTTTGGCTGAATCACCCACGAGTTTGAATAGCTTCCGAATATTGGGATGTAACTGATCAAATGCGTATTTAAGCTTGTCTTTGAAGAGATTAGACGCATCATCGAGAGTATGCGCGATAATTCCTGCTTGAATATTTTCTTCCCAGAGTACTTTGTCGAGTTGGAAAATACATCCGTATGTTGTGATTCCGAGCTGACGAGCTTTAAGGATGATATTGCACTCATGTTGTTCTCTCCATAGGATTTCTTGTGCCCAGTTAAGTTGAAATTTCTGTCTTTTCCCCTCCGAGTTCTTTATCCAATATAAGTTGTTTAATCTCCACAGGGGGTCTTTGAGAAGCATCAATTCGTGGTTCTGCGGAAATTTCTTTGATAGCTTGTCTAATTGCATTTAGAGCATCCTCTTTGGTTTCATCAATGCCAGGGTCTTTTTGACCAAGCCAGATCTTTCCGAGCCAAATCGCTAGTGAAGCATTTTTTTTACTTAATACAAACTGATTTCTTCGCAAAGAACACTTACCGTTCTCACAAAACCTTTTATATACGGTCATGTATTCTTCACCATAGTGCTCGCGCACACGTTTAGTTAATGCTTCCTTGCACAACTTGAGCATGCTGCCTATCTCAGACTGAGTACATTGAAGAGCGCATAGTTGTTCGAACTGAGACCAATCTATTGGTTTTTCTGGTCTTCCAACTGGCCTTCCACTAGGTTTACGGGGCATTTTTATTTTTCTCCATTTCTGTAAGTAGTACACGTCCATATACTAATAAAGGATCAGGAAGAGAAATCGGGGTCAAAAGTGTTATTTGCTCATATATTTTACCGAAATATGCTGGCGCTTCTTCATCAGGTTCAAATTTGACTATCATCTTCAAAAAGCTCCTGTAATATTTTCACAAAACTCCATCAATAACTTGTGATGTTTGATCAAGAAATAGGCTACATAAAATCTACCAAGAAATGCTGTGAAAAATGCCCCAATAAATCCGTTGTCTAATGGTAATAGGTAAAGGAAAAATGCAAGGAAATACCATAGCCCACTGAAATTCACCTTAATTATTTTTGTTTCATTCATCAAAACCTGTAAGATTATCTGGCTCCGAGCAATACATCCTAACTACTGTATTCATAGTACATTTGGGCTCATATCTTGATTCCTTAGAAATATCATAGCCATTCAGTAGCTTTTCAATATCTTTTTTAGATATCTCGATCTCTACAAAGTTTACTTTTTCAGATGTTACGATCACTTATTTGCCTTTTTTTTATTAATTTTCTGACCACATTTGTCGCATGTAGAATCATCACAAGAATCGCTGTCATCATCTGGTATCCTAAGATCAAGAACTTCATCAGCCAATTCTTCTGCTGTAAATCCCCATTCCATTAAGTCGTGTGGATCAAATTCCGAAGCTAAAATATCCCAATCCCAATCACCAACATTACGATTGCTTCGAATGCAATATTCTGTAACTTCTTCTTTAGACAATTTTCTATTTGGAACACGCACTTCAATTCCTTTCATAATCCAGCCTAATTTCTTCATGGCTGCGATACGCATATGTCCCGCTATGATGGTATTATCTGTGTTGATTGCAACGGTCTCAACATAATTAAAACGCTTTAGAGATTCAGTAAGTTGTCTCGCTTGCTCTTTAGACATCTTTCTAGGATTATTATTCATAGGAATAAGATCTTTTACCTGACGCGTCTCTGTTGACCAAACGATATCGGACATCAATAAAATTCCTTATTTAGTTTCCAGCCAACGACAATATAATCATTTTTAAGTCTAAGTCCTTCCCATTCGAAACCTGTCCACCATCCGTTAATGCATCTGGGATTGTCTTTAATTTTTAGTGTGCACATATGAAATGGATTTGGGCGATATTTTAGATCAATTACCCATTCTTTTTTATCAGTAGGAACGTCCCCATACTTCCAATATTGAGGACGTTTTTTATTTCCATCACACTTTGATTCGGGTTTTTGATTCCCTACTGTGATATATTTCACTAACAGCCTTTTTTAGCTTTTGCCATCATTTTTTCTTCTTTGTGATGCATTTTCTTTTCCATTTTATCTTCTTTCTCGTGCATCTTGTGGACAGCTTTTTTTACTTTTGACTTCTTCATGTGCATATTGCCTCTTTGGGTTTGTTGCATAAGGCAATGAATAGCAAATAATTTAAATTGACACTAGATATTTGTGGTCAATCCATCAATTCTTTTAATTCAGGTTTGTAGAGACCACGTTTTATGCGGCTCTGATAGCTTTTTTTAGTGAGGAGATGGTCAAATACACGTTTTGGGTTGATATACCAAAAGCATCTATCGGCAGTAGATATTTCTGGATCGAGTGTGTAAGAATTGAACGGAAAATCTTGATCTCTGCAATATTTGTTGAGGGTATTAGCACACGCAATACCGTATTTTCTCTCAAACTCTGTTGTTGAGATGTATCCAAAGGGAATATTTGGTGGCGGCAGTGGAGCGTTTTCGCATACTGAGCGAACATTGGCTATTAGATATTCCGTAATATTAGAGACTTGTTTATACAAATTTTCGCTATATTCGGAAAGACCACCCTTAACTTCATTATACCACTTATCTAATAATTTTTGTCTGTTGATGATATCGGCTAGAGACATATATACACCTAAATTTTTTAGTGTTCATTTGTCTTATCCGATTTGTTGATATTTTCTGCAAGTGGTTTTATATTTTTTATAATGGTTCTTCCAAGGGTTATATTATTCTGAGCACGCAAATCTCTGTTATTAAATGTCCATATTTCGCCGTTGTCTAAAAAGCCAGTGAATAGAATAGAGGACTCTATCCCGTCATCATGGATGAAGTGCGCAAGGAAATTTCCTCTGGAGACGTGTTTTAAAGGGAGCGCGGGGTTGAGTTGAAGTATCATTCTATCTCCATACCGTAACAATTGATTTAGGATATTTTTCGCATGCTTCCAGATAGTCTGAGATAAATATTAAGAATGACTCATAAGACCCCCATCCATTTTCTGGATTTAGTCTTTCAAGTTTTGTCCGATTTTTGTGTAAAAATATCAACCCCTTGTTAAGTATTGATATTAATTGTGATGCATATTTTATATTGTTCTCATCGGGTCTCCATACCGCATCATAAAGACGAGCGTCTTCCGCCATAGCTGTAAGATTATGTGTGACATTTCCATGAAAAAGAGTCTTATTGAATGACACTTTTCTCATATTTCCGCACTCACCACATATATTTTCTTGATGTGTAACTTCTTCCTCTTCTAGATATACGTCTAGAGACATCGGACTCCTATTTAATTTCCTTGGTTCGCGTTTAGGAGAGAGTGGATTTGAACCACTAACCTTCGCCGTATCAGAGCGATAATCTAACCAATTGATATACTCTCCTTTAAAAGATTGCTAACATCACAGCCTTCCTTTCCCTAGGTGCACCCATGAGGCCAGCTAGTTAGCAATCAACGGGATTAAATGGAATTGAACCATTGCCTTCCCCGTGACAGGGGGAGATTCTACCATTAAACTATAATCCCAATCAATTAACAGGCAGTATAAATTCGAGGTAATTCCCGCAGTTACAGCGCACATATATCCCCGTATCATATTCATGTCTACCCTCTTTTTGAGTCAAAACGGTAGTCGTTATAGTGCATAAATCACAAATCTGTTCATATATGAAACGATCCAATTCGGGAATTTCTTCATATTTCATTTTACTTTTCCATATCTTCTTTCGCGACTTTTGCAATCACGCCAGTATAAAGGATCTCGATAAACTCCATGCAACTCGAATCCGTATCCATCATATACGCAGGTCGATATCATTTCTCGATTGAATGGATCACTTTCAAAATACGGATTATTCGTAACCTCGTAAATCCCGTCTTTTGGTGGAAGCTCAATTTCAGTTTTTTTCCATTCTTCATTAATTTTTCCACTTTTCATTTTAGTCCCATTAATATTTTGAAAGTTTCTAAAACATAAGGTTAATTATCGGACGTTGTAGTAATAGTTTGATTTAAAATATCGGAAGCTACTGATTCAGAACACTTTAGCTTCCTCATCAAATATGGAATGCTGAGATTTCCGAATTTTAGCAATCCTTCCTTAGCTGTCTGTAGCATTATGGGGCATATTTTGGGTGCAAGTGCTAATTTCTTCGACATTTTCTGGGTTTGCCTTATTTTCTTGTATTGGTATAGAACAGGTCTCTTTTTTGAGCATCCAGTTTATAATTTTTTCCTTTCCAAAGACATCATAAAAGGTTTGCAGTTTCTCAAGATCGCTCATTAGATCTTCGCGAGTGAAATGCATGTGGCCAGTTTCTTTGTCTTGATACATATTATTCCTTATTTTTATGCGTTGGTTGATATATAGACAGTACCTTTAGAACGAGTCTTCCTAACTTTAGGTGCTGACGCTCCTGATTTTTTTCTAGCTTCCGATAGTGCAATTGCAGTTGCTTGATTATGATTGGTGACAACGGGGCCGTTCTTCGATCCGCTATGTAACTTCCCTTCTCCATATTCCCTAAAAACTTTCGCTATTTTTTTCTTCGCCTTGGTTTTCTTCTTCATATTCCCAAAATCCTTGTAATCGTACGCCCAGATAGCATCTTTTTTTATCAAAAATAGTTATACCATCGACCATTTCACCCTGCTTCAAGGATTCTATTTCTCTGGGATTAATAATGATGTCACCGTATATCGACCCGTCGATGTTATCTAGTACAATTCTCATTTAAATTCCTATATTCTGACAAAGTCCAAATTTTAACTAAAATTCTTCCTTTATCTCCATATAACTTTGTACTTATATTTTTAGCAACATAACGATCATCTTTGAATACGATATCTTTTAAGCAATCCTCGTAGAATTTTTGAAGATTTGTATTGTCACAACGTGTCGGGATTATTTCACCCGACAACATCAATGCTTTATTTTTTTTAGATGTGGAAGCAGGAACTGGCTCTTCAAATAAAAGTTCAAGGACAACAAATCCATCGAGCCTGATTCCTTGAAAACTATTTTTTATTAGCCATTGCGTGAGCAGCTTTTCTTTTGCTCGAGGATTATACAACCTTCTTCCTTTTCCAACCTTAGGTGCTGTCCATGGAACCGGAATTCTTGGAATCTCCAAATAAATCATCTAGTCCCATGATATTATGTTGTTCTTCGTAATCATCAAGCATATCATGAATATCTTTAAATCTTTCGAGCGGGTTTTCACTGACTGCACACATCCAAGAAATACATTTCACTAAAATTGTGACGCATTCAAATCCTTCCAAATTTTCTTTGGCTAGACTTAAGATGATATTCTCACACTTCTCGATCAACTTTGAATTTCCTTTCATATTTCCGTTTTTCCTTTTTATTTCTTATATCTTCCATTTTAAAATAAAATTCTACCAAATCCTCGCAGCTAACACGAACGATTCCTTTTTCAGTAGAGAGTTTTTCTATCTTAAGGGCAGTATCCAGTCTTGGAATGCGTAGTCCTCTTATGTACAGATTAAGAGTGTTGTAGTCGCAGTTTAATTGTTTGGAGAAAGCCATTCTATCAATTTTTCTAGAGATCAGGTAGGTATTCAATTCCATATAGACATTCCTTGGTTAATTCACTTGAAGGTCACTATAGCAGACTGGGTTTTTTTACACAAACATTCGTTTAGGTTTGCATTAAAATCCGATCGCATGTAAAGTGATGATGTTTTTAAAGAAAAACTCCCCTTGGAGGCAACCAAGAGGAGTTACGAAACAGGTCATTAGAATAGAACAACAGGATTAAAATGTTATTCGATCACAAAGATAGCGAAGTTAAAGATTTTCGTAAACTTGAAGAAAAAATCTATCAGTTTTCAGAAATTAGATATCACCTTATC